GTATTAGAGGGTGCTATACCATAAGTCTTTGTGAAAATAAAGTTTGTAGGTGAATAAGCAGTTGTAAGTTTGTCTTGCTCATATGGTAACCCTAATCCTACATTCGTTGGATTTGGAATTAATTCTTCATCATTATCATCTGCATTACCTGCACCGAATTGAATCTGTAAAGTGAAATTATCTATAAATCTTGTTGCAAATCTTCTCTGTACTTTCTTCAGCTGTAATATGTATGGAGTATCATCTGAATTTGTTGCGTTGTTTGGATCATTCAGATTAGTATTTTTTATACCATCATATACTGCATCTTGACCTAAATAATCTACTTCATACCATATATTACCATCAGAATCTACAATATCAACAATTCCTGCGATATTCTCCCCTTCTATTGTTATAGTAGGGAACTCCTGATGAGCACCAAATGAATAAGTTGCAGTTCTTATAGTCCCAGCAATTGCTTTTCTTGTTTTCTTTAAAAGATAATAAGTAGGATTACCAGCTGATGTCTGTGCAACAGTTACAACTGTTGGGTCCAAAGAAGAGGAAGCAGAAAAATCAGTACTATCTTGTATAGTAAAGTTAGTTGTTGTTGTTCCTGTACTTGTTACAGATGTATTCTCAGGTATTTCTAAGACATACGAAAAATCAGGTATAGCAGATCCATTGACTGTCTTAGCAGGAACTAATTGAAACAATTCTAAAGTTGCATTTGCCAGTGCTGTGACTCTTGGTTTATATCCAAACATGTAAGCCAATTCATACAAATTGTTTGTTTGTTTGGCAAACTGTAAGAAGTTTTCTTGTATTTGGTTATCAAGATAAAAGCTCATAACATCTCCAACATAAGATGCTTGCTCCATAAACATCATACCAGGTGATGCTGGTGAGAAATCAGTATATGTAGTAGGAAAATACGTTTTAGCATAGTTGATTAAAGCACTTCTAAAATCATTAAAATCCTTATTTAAGTACGATATGTTTCTATTTAAATCTGCCATTAGCTAAAAGTTATGTCTACAGAGTCAGTAATTCCTGTTCTCGCAATAGAATAGAACAAACCTACTACTATTTCATTACTATCTTCGTTTGCTGTTACACTTACCCTTTGTAAATTTATGTTTGGAATATTGTTTCTGATATCCTCTTGTATTTTATCTTCTAAGAAATCTAAGTTTTCCTCAGTAATCTGTTCAAAAATGAAGTTTCTTAAACCAGCACCAAAATTTGGATTTGCTATTCTTTCTCCTGGATTAGTCAAAAGGTAGTTTACTAAATTATTTTTTAGAGCATCTTTGCTCTGGTATGTAGAACGAAAGACTCCTTCAGCATTAAAAGGAAGGTCTAGACCAATGGCTACATCAGGTCTGAAGTCTGTTGCGAATATCTGTCTTTCGTTAAATGCCATTATCTATTCATTAAACCCATTACTTGGTCTAGTGATACTTCTCCTTCTGGTAGTTTTCCATTTGGGGATGTTGTATCCATAGGCCCATTGACTTGTAAGGGTTGTGGTATATTTTGAGTTGTAAATTGTGATTTCATATCTCCTAATACATTCATGTAGCTCTCTCTGATCTGTTTTCTCTTCTCAACAGAATTTTCAGAGCTACTTATATTTGGTTTAGATATAGGACTTGAGCTAACTTCTTGAATTGGCTGTTTATTACTTTTCACAGCCTCTAAGAGAATATCTCTTAATTCTTCTCTTATTACATCTCTTACACTTTCTTTAATTATGTCCTTCAGTTGGTTGATTTTCATAATATGTCTTTATTTTTATAAATATAGATTTAGTTAGGTTTTAGGTCGTTTTGTTGTATATAGAAAGCTAATTCATCAATTAGTATTTGATCAGAAGAAGATAAAGAAGGTTCTCCTTTTAAAAGAATCACACCATCTCTATTCTTAGCCACTGCATATCTACGTTTCAAGGACCCTACAGGATTTTTTTCATCATCTTGTACATCCATGATAAAACCATTAACTTCTGTCAGCACTGGTTGTCCATCTGCTGTTGTTTGTGCTCTTAATATTTGTAATTCAACAGATAACTGTTCTTGTGTAATTGGTTCTTGTCCTGGTAAGGTGATTGTATCCACATCAGTTCCCCCTGTTACTATACCTAAAGTGCTATCACCTACAGTTCTCCCTTGTGCGTCTTTTAGCTGATCTCCATCAAGGAAGAGTCCTCTAGGTACTCCTACTCCATCTTGTTCTAAAACTGCAACCTGATCCCAGAATTCACCTATACAGGGGGGCCCTGTAACTCCATCTTCAGTTGCTGTATGGTCTGTATTACAGATATAAATTGATAATGTATTTTGACATTTATGTCTTACTTGGTCTCCCTGTTCATAATTCTGTATGTCTGGTGGTAAACCAAATCTCCATAGTGGTGGTTCTGGCAAAAGGTTGACTGTTCCATTCGCTTCTGCAGTACACTCTGTTATGAATGTATCTAAAACACTTAAATATTTTAAAGCTTGTCCTAATGCTGCTCTTAAAAGAATAAGTGCACCTAGAGTTGCAGCTGATAACGTTTCATAATTATCTAATTTTTTTTCTATTTTAGTTACTGTATTAGAAAAAGTTGTAGTTATTCCTACTGGAATACCAACTCCTAGAACTGCTTGTGGAGCAGGTAATTTTAAAATAATTTTTATAGCAGCTTTTACTGCTGTTATAAGTGCAGTTATGCCAGCTACAGTTTTTGCTACAGCATCAGTAACTTTATAAGCATTATTCAACTGTCTCACTAATCTATTCTTTTTTGCAATAACACTTCTTAAAGTTGCATTGTTTGGACATGATTTACCCTGAAGATTTTTTAAACTTGTTATTCCAAACTTCGATAAGAGTACAATAATTGCTGGTATTAAAACTCCATATAAAGCCATAACTTGCTTTAAAATACCTCTTATTAAAGCTTGCTTAGGATCTTCTGGAAAAATTGATCTAAGTTCGTCATAAGCTTCTTCTGGGGCTAATAAAGCTCTAGGCAACTCCTGATCTAATGAATCCTCTATTCTCTCTAATCTAACTTGTTTTAAATTTGTTAAAACTCTGCCACTTCGTCTAAATGGAGTTACTGATTGAGCTATATAGCCCTCTTTAGTGAAACTTACTTTTGGTCGTGTTTCTCCATCAAGTTCTACAGTTAGTGAATAAACACCCCTTTCATCTGTTTTTGTTCTTGCATTCAGAATTTGCACCTTTACACCTGCAAGTAATTCTCTTGTGGTGTTATCTACAACTCTTCCAGAAAGTGTGTAAGGAGTAAGTGCCATTATGCTGTATTTGTTACTTTAGAAAGTAAAGGTGATTTTTTACCATTAAGTAAATTTTTAATTGCCTCTAATGAAGCTCTAAAGGATGCTGCTTTACCATTTAAAGGTAAATTAGGTGCAGCTGCTCCTCCTGGATATATTTGAGCTACCTGTAATTCCCCAGCTATTTGTATAAGACCATCTACTAAGTTTTTAAACTGCTCTAAGAAATCATCACCAAGTAACACAGGGTGATCAGCTTCAGGGTCTCCTAGTCTTATTGTTCCAGCAGACACAACAAAATCTTTTGTAGTAGTGATACCAATATTATCTTCTGCAGCTAACGAAATATATTTCTTACCACTTATAATGACAGACTCAGTATTAGCATTCAAAACTAATCTACCTGAATTAAGGATGGCTTGATTTCCAGTATATTCATCAGTTGGTTCTGGTGCTTCCTTGAAAGCTTCGTAAGAATTTACTGCAGTTAATGGTATTTGTTGAGTTGAAGTTAAATACAGAGATGATTTATCGTTATCTATATTTTCTGTGATAGGAAGCCAACCATCATCAGAAACATCGTCAGGCTGACCATTTCTAAGTATCATGATTGGATCTCCATTTTCTCCAACTTCAGACCAATTATTTTTGTATTCAGAATTTGTTTTAGCTGTATTTCCAAGTCTTATGGTACTGCCAAATCTCCCTTCAAATAAAACATCTCCTGCAAATGGAAGTAAAGGATGTATATTTTTTTTCTCTACAAAAGTACCTTTTGAATCTCCATTAAAATCAAGTTCAGGTTCTTCATTGGAAGATTTTATAGTGGATCCTGCAGTTATCTGACTTGTTGATTTATTGCTAGAATCATCTACTGTTGGATCTTGTACTCCATTTGGGTTTGCATTCTGATGAGGATGGTTCCAAACTGATAGTGGGGGTAAATAGTAATATCTACGATCACTTGGAGATATGTTACTAGTATCA